TGAATCTAAAAGTAAGGTGGGTAAAACTTTAAGTTCTTATTTTGATTATACTAAAGAAGAAAAAAATAAAATCCAAGAAGCTAAAACAAGAAGAAGTTTTGATTTACATTTAGCTAAAAATAACCTTTTAGAGTCAGTTTTGAAAAAAGCTAAAACAAATAAAAGAATTAAAAATTCCTTTTCTAGTTACGAACAAGAAAGAACAACTACAAAATTTTTAAATGAAAATAAAAATATGAGGTTTGTCGGTAAGAACAAAAAAGGTAGTTTAATTTTTAAAGGAAAAAATAATTTAGTAGAAATAAATACAAGAGGTAGAATTTCTTAATTATGAAATTAGTGTACGTTAATGAATTAGGGCCTAATTTTAAGGGTAATTACGTATATGAATTCATCTTTTCTACTAATTTAGTCGATATTTGGGGTGAAGACTGGGACGCTACTCCAGCAGGAGGAAAACCCCAACCCCCAGAAATTGAATTTATTGAAAAAGTAGGGATATTCTCTAACGAAGGTTTGGAATTCGATTTAGTTCAAACTTCAGACTATTTTTCTTTTACTGACGCAATAGATGATGTGATATCATTAGCGTGGGAAAGACATGAAGAAGACCCTATTGAGGAAGGAAGACTGGTTTTTAGATTTGGTGAAGACCAAAAATCAGTAGAAGATAAACTTTATAGTAGAGATTTAATATTAAAATACAATGAAGAAGAATATAAAAAAGTTTAGTAAAATAGACACTCTATCTAAATTAGTTAGAGAAGGTTTCAATATAGATACCCTACTTAAGTTTAGTGACAAACAACTTATCCAGTTAAAATCTAAAGTTTTAAACGAACAGGATGATGAAGGTACTTACGAAGTTACCAAATTAGAACCCAATAAGGCGGTAGAGGTTGAAGATGCTAGAGTATACGAAAAGGGTGGTGAAACTTACATAAGTAAAAAAATTAATGAAGATGACGAACCTTATTTAGACCCGAGATATCCTGAAGCTAAATCTTATAGAGACGCTGAAGGAAAAGAAATGAAAATATTAGAAGATAATTTAGACGAAGAAATTATGGATATGGGAGCGGGAGATTTTGACGATACTTCATTTTACAATCCCGATGCTGGTGGATTCCACAGTTCACAAGGACCGATGGATTCTTATTACTCAACAGACAATAAAGGAAAATTTGTTCGTAATGGTATGGAAGGAGACGCTGGACAATACAGTCAAAACGCTGACTATTTAGACACACCTTCATTTCACAATCCAGACGCTCAAGGTTTTGACTCAGATGGACCAATGGATTCCTATGGTGGAAACGGATGGGACGAAGGTGGTTTTGCGGGTGAATTAAATGAATTTGCACCAGAACCAGACTACTCATTTATAAATCCTGTAGCTAGAGGTCATCAGTCGGAAGGACCAAGAGGTCACAGTAGAGGTCTACATGAAGATGATGTGGATACTGTTCACCCTTTTAAAGGACAACAAACTCAAGCACCCAAACAAGTAGGGCCTAGTACGGACGATGGTGGAAAAGAATATCAGGATGGTTTTGAAGGAATGCCAGAAAACTACATTACAAAGAAAGATTTGATGGAAAAATTTGCTTCTAAAGCTCAAGCAAGATATTTTTACGCAAAAGCTAATGAACCAGGAAAAGAAGGGAAAAAATGGAAAGGGTACGCTAAAGAATTTTCTGACGACACAAAAGATTTTGACTCTTTACCAGAAAAAGTTAAAAAAGAAAAAAACGAACAACAAATAGTTGAAAATTGGTTACTAGGATTAGTAGAAAAATATGAAAGACCCTCAATGACAAAATCACAATTTTTACAAACTTTAAATGAAATTGCCGTGGAGACACAAGATATTGAAGTTATCGATAATGATGTGGAAGACGCAAAAGATGAGATGAACTCACCAGCACCCACAACAAAACCAGCACCAACTAAGACTCCTTCTCCTACAAAACCAGGTAGAAAGTCACCTTATCAACCTAAACACAAACCAAGACCAAAAGCTATACGTGATGAAAACTAGAAAAATATTAAGAGAATTTAAGAAGAACATGTTTGAAGCACCTATAGATTATGGTGATAGACCAGAGAGAATGGACCCCTCATTACAAAGAAAATTAGAAACTGGGGATTTTCCAGGTGCGGGTTCTGACGCTTATCCATCTGTAGACCCTTCAGGTATCCCAAGTAATTTTGAGGAGTTAGTATCATCAGAAAGATTTAAATCGGTAGTAGAAAAAGTTAAGAACTATACTGGTATTAGAAATGTGACACCCCAATCATTTATGCAGTTACAACAAATGTTAATGGGTGCTACACAAAGAATTTTACAATTAGAATCACAACACAAAGAAGACCTAGAAGAACTAGCTGTAAAAATAGTAAGAGAAGAAATGGCTATCCCACCAGACGCGTTACAATTTGACGCAAAGATTGTGGGTATGGGGGAAATCGATATGTCAGGTATGCAAGGTCAATCTCAAGAACAACAACAACAAACTCCACAACAACAGATGGACGCTGAAGAAGAAGCTATGGAAGAGTTTGAGGACTTTGATATAGAAAAACAAAAAAGAAGATTCCTAAACCAATTAATCCAAGGAGCTTCCAAAAAAGGACATTACATGTTTCATTTGGTAGAAGAAGAACTTAATAATATTAGTCCAGATTTAATTAACTTATATGGGGTAATGATGTCAATTAATGATTTGGTTTATTGGATTATGCCAGACCAAACAACTATGATGATGGCTCAAAGTGGTCAAGGAATGGCTGGAAAAGAAGAAGTAGACCCGGACACGGACCCACCTACAGTAAAAGCACAAGGTATAACCTTTCCTATCTTAGTACATGAATTAGTTAAGGGAGTTATGGAAGTACTTGCAACTCAAGGTTTACCAGACGACCCTAATAAAGCACAACGAGTAATGGACTCGGAAGATACATTAGTTGCGGAAGTATGGGATTTACGACTAGGACCAGTAATCTGGGAAAAGTTTAGAGAAGCTTACCCACACGATTTACTCCAAGACGACAAAAGAGAAATTCAAAATTATCTTTTTAGTGAGTTTGCGAGTATGCAAGCGACGGAGATGTTTGCGTTAGCTAAGAAAATCTTAAGTGGTGGTGATGAAGGTAGAGAGGAATTAGAAAGAATTGTTAAAGAAATTATAGAACAATTAAATGAAGAAGCTTACGAAGACGCTACTGGTGACTTTGGGGATGACGATGGTGATACTGCAGTAGCAGGTTCAGATACTGGAGATGTATTGGGGACTTTAGACGTACCTAAATCTAATGAGAATCAACAATATGACGTTGATGACATACTAGACAAAATAGGTAGAAGTGGAATGTCTTCACTAACAAGTGGTGAGTTACAATTCCTTAGAGACCAGTCTAAATCTTAATAAAGATTAAATACAACTATTTATCGGTATGGGAATGAACAAACAAGAACTCATACAAGAATATGTAAAATGCCATGGTAACACACCATACGCGCTTAAAACTTATTTACAAACTTACGACAATACCCAACAGAAACACGTACCATTCGAATTGTTTCCAGAACAAAAGGAAATGATAAATGATTTTGAAAATCATGCGGATAATATTGTTTTAAAATATAGACAAGCGGGTGTTTCTACAGCAACAGCGGGATGGATTTCAAAAAAACTCCAGTTTGCTTCTAAAGAGTCACCAGAAAAAATTCTTATACTTGCTAACAAATTAGATACTGCCACTGAAATGGCAAATAAGATAAAAGGTTTTTTAAGACAATGGCCCGACTGGATAAATGTAGGATTCGATAAAGACAAAAATTCACAAAAACACTACAAACTTAATAACGGTTCTGAGGTAAAAGCAGTCGCAACTTCAGTGGATGCACTTAGAGGGTATACACCCACAATATTAGTATTTGATGAGGCTGCTTACATAGAATCGGGTGGGGATTTATGGGCTGCATGTATGGCGTCACTAGCTACTGGGGGTAAGGTAATTGTTATTTCCACACCTAATGGATTCGACCAAATCTACTACGAAGTTTTTGACCAATCAGTTAGAGGGTTAAATAATTTTCAAATAAGTTATTTAAGTTGGTACCATGACCCTAGATTTACACAAGATTTAAGGTGGGTTAAAACCAAGGATATTGTACATTTCCTTCTAAATAGAGATGAATATAATGAAGAAGATATAGTATCCAAAATAGACAAAGAAGAGTATCAAACTTATCTAGATAAGGGTTACAAACCATTTTCAGATTGGTTTGAAACTATGTGTAAAAAATTAAAATTTGATAGACGAAAAATTTCACAGGAGTTAGAGTGTGCATTTTTAGGTTCAGGAGACAATGTAATTAACAGTACGACAATGGACCAACTACAAGAACATATATGTGAACCTATTGAAAAATGGGTAGGTAATGGTCTTTGGGTTTGGAAAGAACCTGTTCCTGACCACAAATATATTATGGGAATAGATGTTTCTAGGGGTGATAGTGAAGACTCTAGTGGTTTTGTTATAATAGATTTTGATGAAAGAGAAGAAGTGGTAGAATACTTGGGTAAAATTCCACCAGATATTGTAGCAGATTTAGCTAATAAATGGGCTACCAAGTATAGTTGTTTTGTAGTGATAGATATTACGGGTGGAATGGGTGTCGCTACCTCTAGAAAAATGTTGGAGTTGGGTTACAAAGATTTTTATTATGATGGGGTTAAATCTGATGAAATGTGGAAATTTAATCCTGACACTAAGACACCAGGTATAAATTTTAATAGTAAAAGAGCACAACTAGTTCAAGCTTTAGAAGAACAATTAAGGACAGGTTTTAAAATAAGGTCACAAAGATTGATGAATGAATTAAAAACTTTTGTCTATATAAACGGTAGACCAGACCATATGAAAGGTCATCACGATGATTTGATTATGTCTTTAGCTATGGCACTTTACGTGGCTCAAAATTCATTTACACAGTTAAAAAAGAATGTGGCACAAGCAAAAGCAATGATAGATGCTTGGGTTACTGACGAAAGAAAATTCAACACTACAAAAGGAAAACCAGTATTCCAACCCGCTAGAGCAAGAAGTAACCCATTACCACCTTCTTCTAATGACCCTAAAGACTATTTATGGTTATATACTGGATTAAAATAAAATAAAATGGCTAAAATAAAAAACCCTGGATTTGGGTCAGGTGGTAGATTTAAAAGTGGTAAACAACTCAGACAAGTACTGGGAACTACTGTTTACACTTGGTCACCAACACCCCCCGATTATTTTGTTAAAAACGATGTTTTAGACAAACAAAAAAAAAGCGTGATTTGTTGTGAAACGTGTTCAGGCCAGGTAGTAGATAATTGTGTAACTTATGTTAACGGAGGTAAATGTAAAGAAGGGCCTTATAATGGTTTAGCAGCTTACGTAGATTGTAATTATGTTATTTAATTATTTACATGAATTAATATTTGATTAAGTTTAAGAAGTTATGGCAGAAAACAATATGACAATATTCCAAAGGTTAACTAACCTTTTCGGTGCTGAGGGACCTCAGTCACCTAAACGTAGTTATAGTTTTGATAAAAAAGATATTTTAAAAACTACATCTAAAGCGGATTATGACCGTACTAAATTAGAACTACAACAAGGTCAGTATTTAGCTAATCAATGGCAAAAGATAGAATCACAACTTTATTCTCAGGCAGTATATTACGAGCCTACTAGGTTAGCTGCTTATTATGATTATGAATCTATGGAGTTTACTCCAGAAATTTCAGCAGCTTTAGATATTGTATCGGAAGAAGCTTGTACCATCTCTGAAAGAGGTTATATGTTGAACATATATTCAGAATCTAAAAGAATAAAAGCTATATTAGGTGATTTATTTAATAACGTTTTGGACATAGAATCTAACTTACCAATGTGGGTAAGGAACACATGTAAATACGGTGATAACTTTGTTTATCTTAAAATTGACCCCGAAAAAGGTATTGTAGGAGCAAGTCAATTACCGAATATTGAGATTGAGAGGATAGAAAAAGGTATGAATACTTACCAGACTAATCACACTGAATCTGAAGAAAGGGAAGTTAAATTTATATGGAAGAATAAAAATATGGAATTCAATACCTGGGAAGTAGCACATTTTAGATTATTATCCGACGATAGAAGATTACCATATGGTACTTCTATGTTAGAAAAATCTAGACGTATATGGAAACAGTTACTATTAGCGGAAGATGCCATGTTAATTTACAGAACTTCTAGAGCTCCTGAACGTAGAGTTTTTAAAGTTTATGTGGGTAATATGGAAGACCAAGACGTAGAAGCTTATGTACAAAGAGTAGCTAATAAATTTAAAAGAGACCCGATTGTAGATAAAGATACTGGAAATGTAGATTTACGTTACAATCAAATGGCTGTAGACCAAGATTTCTTTATACCAGTTAGAGATTTAGCTGCACCTAATCCTATAGAAACTCTTCCTGGAGCCACTAACCTTGCAGAAATTGCAGATATTGAATATATACAGAAAAAACTATTAGCGGCTTTACGAATACCTAAAGCTTTTCTTGGTTTTGAAGATGTGGTGGGAGAAGGTAAAAATTTAGCAATTCAAGACATTAGATTTGCTAGAAGTATTAATAGAATTCAAAAGTCTATAATACAAGAACTTAACAAAATAGCGATAATACACCTTTATATGTTAGGGTTTGAGGAGGAGTTAGGTAATTTCACTTTAGGTCTTACTAACCCGTCAACCCAATCTGAATTATTGAAGATTGAACAATGGAAAGAAAAAATTACTTTATATAAAGACGCTGTTACTGACCCGGGTTCTGGTATACAAGCTGTATCTGCTACTTGGGGTAAAAAACATATACTTGGGTTCTCGGACGAAGAAATTAAACTAGACTTACAACAACAACGTATAGAAAAAGCGGTAGGTGAAGAATTAAATCAAACTGCTACAATCATTAAAAATACTGGAATATTCTCCAATATAGATAAACTTTATGGTGAAATGAAACCTGACGAAGGTGGTGCGGAAGAAGCCGCTGCAGGTGGAGAAGAAGAATCTCCAGCCGACACAGGTTTAGAAGGTAAAAAAGAAAAAAAGAATTACCTCTAATTTTAGAAAAAATAGATAACAATAATTTTAATGTTGATAAAGGAAAAGATAATTTAAACGAAGTCGCCAGCAAAATAGAAAGTTTATTAAGTGAATAGATATTTATTGCAAAAATAAATTAATATGTTCGGTATAGTAAAAAACAAGTTAGATAATATCTTAGTAGAATCCTTTAATAGTAAAGGACAGTTTAAAAAAATTTTTCACGAATCTATGTCAGCTTTAAAAAGTAACAAAACTAGTAGAGAATTTTTTGTTATCTATTCACAGTTAGAAAATAAAAAAATTAGTGACCCAGTTAAAGCAGAAAAATATCTTAATGAAACTTTAGATTTTTTAAAAGAAAAAAAGAAACATCTTAGACTAAAAAAATTAGAAACTACTCTCAGTAAATTTAATAAATTCCACAAAAAAAATAGAAACTCCTTATACGAAAACTTGGACCTTTTAATATTTGAAAACAGTGCTTTGAATATTGAAAAAAGAATAGAAGCTAAAAGTAATATTTTAAAATCTATTATGGAAGTAAAAAAAGAATTCGTCACTGAGTCTAAAATTCCTAATTCTTTATTAATAAATTTATCTACTAAAAAATTTAATGAAAAATTTTCCAACCTAACAGAAAATGACAAAAGAAAATTTAAAGAACTATTCAATACCGACATTAATAATTTAGAAAATAAAATGAGTTCTTTGGTTGAGGAGGTTACTGGAAAAATAAATACTTTAATTAAAAATACCGAAGATAAAAATTTACTAACTAAACTAGAAGAAACAAGAAAAAAAATTACCGAAAGTAAAACAAGTAAAGTTTCTTTTTATAAAATAAAACAACTAAACAAAACACTATAATATGAATTTTATACAAAATATGTTAAGTAGCCAAGGTAAGATTTCTAGTAAAAGATTTGTTACTTTTACATGTCTACTATTTATGATTATCGGATATACCGCTAATCTATTCTGGGATTTTGATGTTAAAGATTCCTTATTTGAAGCTTTACAATGGATTGTAATGGCTGGATTAGGATTTACAGCTTCTGAAAATTTTGCAGGTAAAAAAGAGGAGATAAAAGAAGAAATTTCACCGTCACACACCACAATTACTCATGAGTATGAATATGGTGATGAAGAGGAAGTATAAAGTTAATTTTGACAAAAATATTAAATGCTGTTATAATTATGTATAACAGCATTTTTTATGAAAACAGGAAAACAATTTAAACTTAATCTTAATCCTAATTTTAGGACATACTATGGGAGTGTGGATTACAAAAAACCCAAATCAATATACGTTAATATAGCTTCTTGGTTTTCACCTTTAGAGGAAGAAGAAAACTGGGAACGAATAGTAGGACAACTCAAAAGACAAATAAAATACACAATTACTGACGTACCCATTACCGACTATTTTTTATCCAATAAACATATAGTGGATTTAGATATAAGGACTAGTGGAATTAGAAAAAATAAACGTAGTTACATGAATTGTGAAATAACTCTTTTTCTTAAACAAGAAGAAGATATAAAATCCAACGGAATCAAAGTCCTTGTAAAAAACCTACTAGATGATATTATAAGTAAAAATTTAACTACCTCCAAAAAATTTAATTTCTATTTAACTAAAAAATAATAAGAGAAGTTTTATTAACACTTTACTATTTATTGGTAAAGAGGAAAATGGAAATAATAAAACCTGGAAAAGTAGGCACTGGAATTCTTATAGAATACGATGCGGGACACATTTCACCAAAAAATACCTTTAATAAAAAAATAATTAAAGAAATGGAGGATAGGTCAATTCAACAAGGACCTATCATTTTTCATGCCATATTACAAAAAAGTGGTGTTGAAAATAGGAATGGGAGAGTATACCCAGATAAGATATTAAGAAGAGAAGTGGAAAACTATCAGTCTTTGATAGAAAAAGGCAGTGCCTTATCAGAATTAAATCACCCAGAATCATCTTTAGTAGATTTAGAAAGAAGTTCTCATAGAGTAATAGAAACTTTCTGGGACGGTAATATTCTTATGGGTAAATTAGAAATACTAACTTCTCCCGCTTATCACGATACTGGAGTTTTATCTTGTGTCGGTGACATTGCCGCTAATTTATTAAGACACGGAGTTACTCTAGGAATTTCATCTAGAGGTGTGGGTTCTTTAGAAAGAGAAAATGGCCAAAACATGGTACAGGATGACTTTGAATTAATATGTTTTGATTTAGTATCATCACCATCTACACCAGGAGCATACCTTTTTAAAAATTTAGAAGATAAAGAAATTTATGATGAATCTTTAAGTCATGAAATTAATAAAGAAGAGTTAACAAGTAACGCATTAAGTGGTTCATTAAACTTAATGAATAAATTAGATAATTTTTTATCTGGATATTAAAATTACTTTTTCTTTTATATTTCATGTGTAATGGGAATTTTTCCCATATTCATCATATTTATTAACAAAGATAAACATAAAAAGCGCTAATAAAAAAATTAACATGGCAGATAATAAATCAGTCCTAGAACAAGCTTTGTTAGAGGCACAACAGTTAGAAGAGGCTGTTAAATCTAATGCAAAGGGAATACTTGCTGCTACTATGAAGCAAGAAATCGAAGAACTAGTTAAAGAATCTCTCACTGAACAAGAAGAAGACGACTTCGTAGACGTAGAAGATACGGAAGAAGAAGAATTTGATTTTGATGATGAGGATTTTGATGACGAAGAAAATGAAGACCTAGAAGATGAGGTAAGCGTTAATTTACCTGACGAAGAAGAAGCAATGGTATCCATGGATATGGATGCGGATGAACCACTCGACCTAACCCTTGCGTCCGATGAGGAAGTATTGAAAGTTTTCAAATCTATGGGAACTGAAGACGGAATTGTTGTTACACAAGATGGGGACACAATTGATATTGAAGACCAGGAAGCTGGTACTGAATATAAAATTGAGTTGGCCGAGAATAAACTTAACAGTTTCCGAGGTTTAATAAACGAAGGAAGCTACAAGTCTGATAAACACGAATCAGTTATTGATGATGAATCAGATGATGAAATCAAAGAAGGTATGAAAAAAGACATGTATGAATTTGATGAAGACGAACCAATGTACGAAGTCGAACTAGAAGTAGAAGATGACGTTACAGCTGAGGACCTTGAAGAAGGTGGTATGTATAAGCACGACCAAGGTGGTGTAGATTACGCACACTTCAAAGACACAGACCCAAATTATCACGGACATGATGGTTCATCTCACGGTGACCAAGGAGGTTCCGATTTTGGTATTAGGGGGCGAAGTCAAAAAACTAGACATCACCACAATGAAGCTTATGACGAAGACATGAGAGAAGGTGGTATGTTTAAAGGTGACCAAGGTGGTGTAGATTACGCACACTACAAAGGTACTGATAAAGGGTACCACGGACATGATGGTTCATCTCACGGTGACCAAGGTGGAGTAGACTTCGGTTCAAGAGGACTAAGTCAAAAAACTAGACATCACCACAATGAAGGTCATGATGAAGGTCATGATGAAGAAATGAGAGAAGCATCAAGAACATACGGTTTTGGTTCTAAGTCTGGAA